TATGAAATACAATATATCGCTTTTAGTAGGACTTAAAAACAATTTAGACTACAACAAACATTTTTATATCACAACTCGGGAACTTTATCCGGATGTAGAAATATGTTTTGTAAGTTACGGATCCGCCGATGGAACTCATGAATGGTTAGAGTCCTTATCGGATAACAATCTAAAATATTTCTATTCTGCAGAAAACAAAACATTTTCGGATACATTTAATAAAGCAGCAGAACTAGCTACTAAAGAATATGTAGCATACTTACACAATGATATCGTATTAGCTCCAGGGTTTATTGAAAATCTAGAAAAACATGTAAGCCCTGACAACATAGTGTCATATACCACAATAGAACCACCTATATTCGCAGGACATGAACGACCTGGTAAATTGATTCATGATTTAGGTACATCCTTAGAGACGTTCGATAAAGATGCTTTGTATGAATATGTCGATGCACAAAGATCTAAATATGCTGATAAAACAGAAACGGGTATTACATTTTTCATGTGTATGCCGAGAATTAAGTTACTTGATATCGGAGGAATGGACAATTTGTTTAATCCAATGTTTTGTGAAGATGATGATTTAATACGTCGTTGGAAAATGTTAGGGATGAATTGCTTTACGGCGTTGGATGCAATATGTTATCATTTTGTTAGTAAGACATCGCGATTTTCAGAAGAATATCAGACACGAACACAACAAATAGAATTAGAATCTAATCGCAATTACATTAGAAAATGGGGTACTAGATCAGATGCTCCTAAATATAATATTGGTATACAGGTAACAAATTGCACGTTGCCGGTATTAGAATTATTAGAACCTTATTGTGATAGAATTTATATAGATGATGAAATGCAAGTCATAACATCTCATTACATAGATACGGAACAATCTAAAACAAAATTTGATCTTACGAAACGAATAATGACTACTACACACAATAATCCACATGATTATGATGACATCGTAGTAGAAGCAGATGCTAAACGAATGACAAATCAGGATGCGGCATATATTTTCATGCTTCCGCAAATTATTCAAGAATCTGGAGAGATTGGTACATTTCGTTTAGGAAATTTACAAATCACAATCAATCATCTCGAAACCTACGAAAAAGATCTGGTTAAATTGTAATACTACATATTTATAGTAAAGTTACCAATGAAAGGCATCGTTATGGCAAAGTGGAACTTTGATATGAAGAAAAACTATTACAAACCAACACCTGTCCGTTGGAGAAAATTAGGCGATGCACTGCTTGGCGTAAGCACTACCATTACTGGTTTTGCTATTTATGAAAATGCCAAATGGGTAGCAATCACTGCTTTAGTAACGGGCGTTGTTGGGAAATTTTTAACAAACTTTTTCGGAGAAGACTAATGTTATTGGATTTATCTAAGATTAAACAAGTACCTTTAAGTGAATCACAGTATATCAAAGAGGTTACAACAAAGAAACAAATTGTATTGCACCACACTGCTGGTAATTCATCTGGTGTCGGAACTATCCGAGGATGGAACAATGATGACCGGGGACGAGTAGCTACCTGCGTTACTATATCAGGTAAAGGTAAATCGACGGATACCCATGATGGAGAAATATGCCAAGCCTTTTCCTCTAAGCATTGGGCGTATCATTTAGGTATTAAACCAGATGTATTCCGTTCACGAGGCATCAAATATCAGGTTCTGGATAAACTTGCAATTGGAATTGAGATTTGCAGTTGGGGGCCATTAGATAAGGTAGGCGACAAATTTTACAACTATGTGGATCGCGAAGTGTCAGCCGACCAGGTAACTAAACTTGATAAACCTTATAAAGGTCATCTTTACTATCATGCATACACTGATGCTCAGATTGAATCTGTTAGACAGTTGTTAGTGTATTGGAATCGCATACACGGAATTCCGCTGCAATACAATGAAGATATTTGGGCAGTGTCGGATCGAGCATTAAAAGGCGAGGCAGGAGTATTCACCCACAATTCATACAGAAAAGATAAAACAGATATTCATCCTTGTCCAAGAATGATTAACATGTTAAAAACATTGTGATGGAGACAGTTAAATTGAAAACAACAGCATTAATGGTTCTGATTTCGGTATCTAGTACACTCGCTTTTGTTGCTAGTTACTTTTTTAACATGACAATGAACCATGCCGAGCAGTATTTATCCATGATCTGCGTTGTGTTGTTAGATGGTTTGTTTGGAGTCATTGCCGGTTGCAAACGAGAAGGATTCAAAACCTACAAAGCACTTAAAGTGATTCGTACAGCCGTAGTTTGGATCTTGTTCTTAACGGTGTTGCTGGTAGTGGAAGCTGGATTTAAAGGCACGGGCTGGCTGAGTGAAACTATATTGGTACCATTCATCGTGTTCCAGATATTAAGTGCACTTAAAAATGCATCCATGGCAGGATTTATTCAGGCCGAGCTTCTGAATACCATTCTGGATAAAATTGATAAACATAAAGGCGAACGAGACAATACGGTTTGATTGTAATTGTATTTTGCATATATTAGTTATATGAATTACAAGCACATCGCCTTAGCATTCTTTTTGTTTTTAATTGGTCAGATACTAGTATGGATACAAGTGAATGGGCCGTTAATATGGCCTTGGGCTAAAACATGGAAATGGGCATTAATAATATTAGGTGTGCCAATTACCTGGTTGTTCATGGAAGCTACCTCAGCAATCGTAACCGGATTTGGAGGATTATTTTGGCCAGGTCGATTCATTTCATTCTGTGCCGGCATATTCATATTCACACTAATGACTTACATGTTTCGAGATGAAGCCATCAACATGAAAACTGCAGTATCATTGGTATTGGCATTTGTATTGATAATTGTGCAGCTCTTTTGGAAATAATCATATTTATTAGTATATGCTACGCGAATACGAAACACAGAGCACACTGAATCCAAAACTTTGGCATGGAGATCGACTTCGGCCGAAGCTGCGCGCTGGGTTTCTGAAAATAGCAAAAGAGTTTTACAACTTCCTGGAAACGGATGCTACTATTCTGGACATAATCATCATAGGAAGTAGTGCAAACTATAATTGGACGGAGCACAGTGACATTGATTTGCATGTAGTTATCAATTACCTGCAGGTTGGAGATAATTTGCATTTGGTTAACAATTACATGCATGCAAAGAAAAGCATATGGAACAACAATTATCCGTTAACATACAAAGGAATGAACATTGAATTGTATGCACAGGATTCTAATCAGGAAATGCATTCCACGGTTGGTTCATATTCACTGCTGCATGATAAATGGATTCGAAAGCCAAGTGCTGATGTCATTTCAGTGGATGATGCTGCAATACAACAAAAGGCGGAACCATATGCATATGAAATTGATTCGCTAAAGCAAACCGATCCTCATATAGATCAACGCATACAAAACATAAAACAACGATTACGTCATTTGCGACAAACCGGATTAGAAGCAGAAGGCGAATATTCTATAGAAAACATGGCATACAAGTACCTACGTAATAAAGGCTATTTAGAACGTTTAAAACGTTTAGAACAAAAGGTTACAATGGGTCGTCTTGCCGTAGAACATGTTGTAAATGAACTAGAATCCGGTAAAACTGCCGGCAAAGCTCGCGAGTTAACAAACAAAGCAAAGCAACATGCTCAGAAAATTATGGCTGCAGTGAAAACTGAATCTGCGGAAACCAAACAAGCAATGGCTATGCTGTTGCAGTATCTGAACGGCGAGAAGCTAAGTGACACAGAATGGAAATGGATACGCGGACAAATGGGTGATGTTGTTAAGCTGTTGGGACTAACCACAATGGCTATTGCCCCGGGTGGCACTTTGGTTGCGATACTGGCAAAGGCATTGAAGGCTGACAAGTATCTATTACCATCTGCATTCAAAACACAGAAAGATGTCACCGAATCTTTAATGATGCATGTAAACGGCACACGTAAACTAGATACTGCCGGATGGGAACGGATAATGCAAGCCACCGGTGGAATACATGATGCTGCCGGTCAATGGAAACATCCGGGTAAATGCACCATGATACCCAGCAATCAGATCACCATGCAACGAGTTAAATATCCGGTATTAGGCATCGATGACACAGGTCATGCTGAATACATGCAACCGGGTCAATCATACACATATCCAGGAACTCAGGTGTTTGAAATTCCACAAACGGCTCAGTGGCAAACCATGATTCTGCAACTGCGTAACGCAATACAAAATGGAGGTAAATATGCAAAATAAACCAGTAGGACTAGGCACCGACATCAAAAAAATAACCAAAGCAACCGGATTAGATCAAATTGCAAAGCGCATTGCTGAGATTCTGGATGAAGACTGTGGTTGCGATGAACGAGAAGCTTGGTTGAATGAAAAAACAAAGAATTGGCCAATATACAAAAAGAGGAACATGAACAATGGCAATAATAAATAAAACCGGTATATCGGATGGTAGTACCATTCAAGCAGAACATGTAACTCGTGCTATCGATGCATTGAGTGGAGGCAGTACCGATACCATCGTGGCTACCGGGTCATTTTCTGGATCCCTGGTTGGAGCATTAACTGGAACTGCTTCATTTGCTACGACCGCGAGTTTTGCATTAAATGCATCAGGTACGGTAACTAGTGCTTCATTTGCAACAACAGCAATTACAGCATCACATATACAGTCATCCACACTTAATCAAAATTTAACAGTTAATGGTTCATTTTTTATTTCTAGCAGCATAACACACTTGTCTCCTAGATATGTAACAACGACTAATAATACTACAACTGATATATACAATTTTGGTGCCGTACCAACTGGCACTGCCAGAACGATAGAAGCTATGGTACTCGGCGTAACTGCATCTGCTGGGGGTATAGGTGGAAATACTGGTACTACAGGAGGAAATTATATAGGTGTGTTTTCTATAAATGAAACACCGGAAATTTTAGGCGCCACTACCAGTAGTTTTACAAGTGGATTTACTGCAGCTGGGACACCAGAATTTGGATTACGATACTCAGGGCCTGGACTTACATCCTTAAGATTTTTCGTAAAAGGATTAACAAATGAAACCATCAATTGGGTA